CTACCACCTAATTCTGTTATAAATTTAGTTCCAGGTCTGCGTTTGACACCGCCTTGCGGTAGAACCACAACATTAAGTGCAGTTGTTAAGCCTGCATCGTAAGCCTTGACATCATCTCTAGCTATAAGTTTGGGATCTAGCTCACCTGAAGTAAAACTATTTTGGATATCAATCACCCTAGACATTAGCGTACCTCAATTAAATCAAAACTGTTGTTACCTAATTGTTGGGATCTTTGTCCTTGTGCATCAGCTTGTGTACATTGTCTAAATAAACCACCTCTCCCATTTTCAGCAGGAGTACCAAATGCTAATGTTCTAAAATAATCTGCTTTGGTAATTTGATCGGTTAATGGTTCTGCAAAATCTGCTGCTAATGCGTGGCGTAGCATGTAAACAAAAAACTCTGGAAATCTTGATTCATCAACATCTGCTACATAATCAATGTAAACTGTATCATAATCTGTTAATAATCTTTGTTGATCAATATAATATAATTCAAACTCAGTTTGTGGTAATGCACCTGCTGTTGAAGTTTGAAACAGAGCTTTAGGTGTACCAATAATATCAGCAGGTAACGCATACGCATACTGCCATTCTGTTGTTGGTGTATCGCTAGTTCTTGCTAATTGCACTTTCTTTTTAGCAAAAGACCAAGGATAAATAGATAAAATATACTTTTTTAAGTCATCATATAAACGGTCACATATTTTTGCAGAATCCGTGCCTTCGGTAAACGAGGTCATTTCTGCTGCACCTAGCATCAAGAGTGCATCATTACAAATGGTAAGTTTAGTATCTCCTGCTGCCATATAATCTCCTTAAAAAAGTATGCTCTGCCGAAACAGAGCAACTTTATCTTACTTAGTCAGAATCAGTTACCACACCAATTACTGTACCATCAGACACATCTACTACTCCAGATGCGTTAGATACAACAATGTGCATTGTTACTGTTCTTGTTCCGCCTGTTGAGCCATGGACCATAATCATATCACCTACTTTCAAAGTATCTGAAAGAGTGTTGAAGTAGCCAGCAGCATCAACAGCAGTGTGTGCATCGGTAGTTGTATAGACATACAAAGCTGGTAAATCACCAGATCTGCCTTGTCCTGCTAACGCACCGAATCCATCAGTTGAATAAGCCATAAGTTACCTCCTATGATTCACGACAAGTTATTTCAACAATACCATTGGTATCAATACCAACAGCTCCAGCAGAAAACATTGAGTTTACTAAGAACGATGCTTTTTCAGCAATGTAGTTAATCTCTGTTTTCTTATCCATGTTTAAAGCAAGTCCTGTTGAGCTTTGGTGCCATGCTAAACATGTTCTGTCACTTGAGCCATCTACAGCAAGTCCGCCTTCATCTCTATCACCGATAGCAATAAATTTGAATCCTAAGAATGAATCAACAGTACCTTGAGCTAATGCTTTAGTTGTGTTGACATCAATAGTTTTCACATCGCTGTCGTCTAAGAAAGCTGCCATGTTGTTTGAATGACATAAGAAAAAACGACCTTCAGCAGGTACATTTTTCTGATCCATTAACTTTTTAGCTTCTAACACTTTATCAACATTTAAGTTTGTGTTAGAACCACCAATAGAATTGGCTACAGTTAATGATGTTCCTGCACCATCAATCGCATCAATAACAAGTTGGTCCATTCTACGACCAATCGCCATTGATAATGCTTTAACAAGCTCTGCTCTTTCATCAAACAATACTTTACCGCTTGTGAATATATCTGAATATTCAGCAGCATTGTAGTCTGACATTGTAGCTGTCACTTGCGAATGTGCTAAGTTTAACGGTGTTACATCAGATTGTGGAATATGTAAATTCGCTACACCTGAACCTAACTTGTTAAACTTATATGTGTTACCTGTTACGCCTGCTCTCTCTCTTACAGTACCTGCTAATACACGATCAGACTGGTATGCTTGTTTGACCTCGGCATCAAATATGGTAACAAAACTTGAGCTAATACTTGTACTCATAATATCTCCATATAATAGTTAAGTTATTATCGCTTGATGTTGTCCATAAGGGCATCTTACTTGTAGGTTGTGCCTACCACACCTCATACGAGTGTCAAGGGCAGAAATACTGTTATCCTTACGGTATAGTGTAATTAAAACTTAGAAGATTGCAACTTTTTATAAAATATAATCTTTGCTTGGATCGTCAGGTACACGCTGTTTAAACCATTTTTGTACTTTGTTGCGATAACTAGGATCTTCTTTGTACTCTTTGGTTCCAACCATAGCATATAATTCATCTAATGTTGGTACGCCTTCGTCACTTGGTTGTGCTGTTGGAATGTTACCTTCCCCATAGAATCGTCTTAACTTTTGCATGGCTCTAACGCCTGATGCAGTACCAGCAGCACCTTTAAATGCTTCTAGTTCTTCTTCGTTAAAAACACCTTTGTTAAATAAACCATTTGCCCATTCGGCAGTTGATTTAATAATTTGGTCTGCATCTGGTCCTAACTTGTCTTTTTCAGTTTTAACATCAACCTTAAATTGTTCTAGCGATGACATTTCCATATCAATATAATCTTTTGCCAATGCTTCAAAAGCAGCTTGACTAACCCCATGTTCTTTACCCCAATCTTTAAAACGGGCTAGCAAAGGATCGTCTTGTGGTATACCTGATTGTTCAGCAAAAGATACATCATAATCTTCTGGTACTTTGTGTTTGCCTTGAGAAAATTTTTTTTCCATTTCATTATAAGATTTTACCATCCCTTCAATGTCTGGTCCTTCTTCATCATTCCAAAACTTTTCAGGAAAATAGTCTGGTCTGTCATATTCAACTTCTTCCCCTTCGTTAGCAATCGCTGTGCTGACTTCTTCTGGATCTTTAGCAAACACATCTTCAATCACTTCAGGATTAGAATCCTGTTGTGCTTGTTCTTCCGCCCTTGCTTCATTAATACCTTGATCTAATAAACCTTCGCTTTCAGTCGCTTGACTTTCTACTGCTTGATTTTCTTCACTCATCCTCTTGCCCTCTCTATGCGTTTCTCAATTTCTCTCACCAAAGAATTTTGTCCCTCTCTACAATATCCATAGCTTGAAACCTCACCAGGAATAAAAGTTGGTTGCTCAATAGTGATAGCCCTTAAATGTCTTAATACTTTTTGTCCATCTTCCGTATTAAAAACCCTTGCGTATAACCGATTCAATTCAACTACATTAATAAATTCTTTGTGGTCTACTGCTTGTTCATCTAATAAATTTAATTCATCCCAGCTCATGCTTACTCCTCAGTTGGTGTTTCAGTTGGTTGTGATGGTTGTTCTAACTGTGCTTGTGTTTGTGCTGCTTGTTGAGCCATTTGTGCTGCTTGTTCTAATAAAGCAGCTCTTTCTTCTGCTGTATTTCTAACTTCCGCAGGAATACCAAGACTATCAGCAATAAAATCTGCTGCCGCACCAATCTTCACAGATGTTTGTCCTTCTGGACCAAGTTGTTGCACGATTTGAGCAAATTGTAATAGGTTATTAACCTTGTCTTGATTCTGTGACATCGCAATCGGACTAACAGGTTTGATCTTGACTTCTAAACCATTGACTTTTAAAGGTAACTCAATTAAGTTTTGAGCATCCATAATCTGTAAAGTACGCTGTACAATCGGTGTCATTACTTCAGCGATCAAACGACCAAAGGCACTACCTAAGTTTTGTGCTAGTTCTTGAACACGCTGTTGTATTTCAGTGGCACTTCGTGCTGACATATCATCTCTTGGGATAGATTCATCTAACAATATCTTCTTAATTGACATTTGTAGTTGGTCAATTACGATTTGTGATAACTGTGGATCACCACTACGAGATAACGGTCTTAGACTTTCACCTTGTGGTCCACCATTTCTAGCCACAGGTATGATTGCACCTGGTTTAAGCACCACTGTATTTGGATTAAGAACCCCATCATCTGCTGCGGTATACACACCTGCAATAGATAACGATGAGTTTTTTAATAATAATTCTTTGGTTTTATTTAAAGTTTTTATATCAGGTATAGCCACAGTTAATGGTCCACGACCATATACTTCGCCTGCTGCTTTCATGTACCTTGATACCACCCAAGGACTATATTTAAGTTCCCTCTCAACCACTTTTAATTTTTCTTGTTGGTAAATAATACAATAAGTATATTTGCCTGTGTCTAAATCTTTGACAGTTGCTTCTAAAAAATCTATTTCTTCAATCGGATTATCTTTAACTTTACGCTTCAAGGTTTCATTTAGTTTGGCATCAGGAAACTGAATTAAAATTTGTTCTGCTTTCAATCGTAAAGTACGATAGACATTTTCTACTTGACCATTTGCACCTTCTTCAAAACAAACCAAATACATTGGGATAGAAGTGTAACGGATTGGTGTCATTTCGTCACCTTCTTGAATTAACATCACCGCAGTACCTACACATAGGTCTAATAAAAATTCACCCATAGCTAAGTCAAAGTTAGAAGTGCGAATAACACTAAACATTTTATCTAAGTAAACATCTAAAATTCTTTGTACTTCTACTTTTTGATCTACTGGAATATCATTACCAGGTTCTAAACGACACCAGTTATTTTGCGGTGGAAATAAACCTGATTGTATTCTATTGGCAAATCGTTGTGTTGAACTAATTGCTGTACTGTCAAATACATCTGACATTTTGTTTTGACCAACCGTCTTACCTTCAAAATAACCTTCATATAAGTTACGGTTCGGCAAAGCAAAACGATAACAATCTTCATAAACTGATTCCCATTGTTCTTTACGAACTTTGGCAGCTTGATAGCGTTTCATAATTTGGTTGACTGACTTATATGCCACTATGTTTTCCTCGTTAAATCAGAATCTGCTTTTCTAGCACCACCTTTGCCTGTAACAAAAGATCGTACTCTGCCCATCGCCCAAGCATGTGCAGATACACCACGGCTACCTGACGAATAATACGCACCCAGTCCACGCTTGTAAACTTTATCAAGTGTTGATTTGCTAAATTTGCTAGTATAACTACTTGGATATTTACCTGCCACCTGCTCTCTCCTTACTGATTTGATCCATCATCTCTGTTGATAATAAACCTTTACGATACAACCGTCTAGTGCGTAAGATTTCACTCTCTCGCTTAGATTTGTTTTTAGCTCCTGCTAAATACTTTAAAGGTACGCCCTTCTTAGATTTAGGCACAGGTTTAAACTTGCGTTTCATTTTTTGCTTGGCTTTTTACCGCCACCATATCCTTTCTTTTTTTTCATGATTTATCCTTTTTCTTTTTAAAGTTATCTTTCATACCACCCATCACAAACTTACCGCCAGTGTCTTTCGCATAACCTTTGGCTTGAGCAATCCCCTTTCCTGTGTAGGGTAACATTTTAGATTTCCCATCTTTACCTATGACTTTTGGCATTTATCCTCCTAAAGTTTTTTTCTTTGGTATTCCAAGTTCTGGCGTTTCTCGTTCAGCTAATAGCATACGTCTGCCACCAAACCTTGCACGTCTTTTGCGTTCTTGTAAAGAGGTCATTTCTTTCATGCGTTCTAATTCTGCTTTTTTTTCGTCAGCTTCTAATATTTCTTGCTGCCTTTTTTGAGCTTCTTTCGTTTCTTCAGAAATTGGCTCTGGTGCTGGAACCTTTGGTTTAGATAATATAGCTCCCATTATTTACTCCTAATAAATTTTTGCATACATCACATAATCTTGTTTGTCATGCCCAAATTGTTTTAATAAACCTTCGTACTTGAATTGTAATACAGATGCCCAGTTGTTTGCAACCTTGTTACTGGCTAATACAGTGACTTGAATTCGGTGTGCTGCCAAATATTTTGCACCATATTTAATAACAAACTTAGCGGTTCTGGTCGTAGCTACTGGATATTTGTTAAATAATTGACTGCCCAAACACCACGCTTCATACACCCCAGGTAATATTTGAGCAAACCCCCAACATGCTGCAATCTGTTCATTGTAGATCACAGTAATTGCTGGACCTGTGGCTTGTAACTGTTCTATGTAAGCTACCGTGGTGTCATAATCAGCAAAATAACTTTCATCTAAAGCACGGTAATCTAAATGATACGCATCATTGTTGGTGTAATCTCGGTAAACAATTCTTTCATTGGTGTTTAAACTATTGTAAAATTCTACTAATCCTATAGGGTTTTGCGAGGTTTTTGACACCCCTCTTTTACCTCGCATCTCTTTAGAATACACTAAAATCCACCTTTGCTATGACTTGTTGGTTATCACTGCCATGTGCATTTTTACGAGTTAAGATTCTGTGTTCACCACCACCGAGCATTAAATAACCAAAGGCATCACCGATGTGGGAGAAGTTGTTTTTAAACGGTACATCTTTAAACCGTTCATACCCTGCACCCACCGCTTCACGCTTAAAGTAATACCCACCAGCTAACGCTTTACGCAACATAGAGCAGTGCTTATTCACAATCAATCCTGCTTTACCACCAATCAATCGGTTCATTGGCATCGCACCTGCTTCTCTACGCACCTTAAAGTCGTTACTCACGGTTGGTCTGGCGTTCATTCCTTGTGTTTTTAAATGATCAAAGGCAGTCACTTCAAAGATTTCATCTCGTTTGCTACCTGCAGGATCACCCCAGATCTTAATATCTTTGGCATTTGGAAACATCTTATTGATTTCAATCTTGAGTTGTGTGGTAAATCGTTCTAACCCCATGTCAAAGGTTACTAGTTCGTGCAAAATATGCCACCTACCATTGTCCAATCGTTGACCAAACACTGCCGCAGGTGTCAAACCAAAGTCAAGTCCGATCTGTAACGGATATTCAGGCAAATATTGTATTTCCTCACTCATTAACGAATCAGTATATTCTTGCCACACAGCTCTGCCTTCTTGCACAAAGACATATTCACCACCTGCATAACAACGAATCCAGTCTAAGTTTTTTCCTCCAAGCATTTGCTCATAGTACCCTTCGGTTAAATTATCAATGTTCTCTGCTCGGTCATTAATTGCCCAGTATTTACCACCTGCATAAATCGCATCTTCAAATTGTGCATCCACTTCTTTCACACCACCAGGTTGTTTGTAGAACTTCCAAGCATACTTACCTTTCATCTTTTCTTTTTCTGCCAATCTATGCCACCAATGGTCATCATCAGGTGGGTTGGTGTCCATAATAATAAATCTATGTTGACAACCGCCATGTGCTTTGGTTGGATAACGACCAACCCTATGGGTTAAACCATCAATGACCGCCTTCGGCAGTTCTCTGGCTTCATTTACCCAGGCACCAGTCAGTTCCAAAGATAGCAACTTACGCACATCTTTAGGTGTATCTAGTGCTAAAAAAATGACTTCCATGTCTAGTCCTGCCAACTTTCCCTTTGGCGGTAACTGTATGTGATGTGTTAATGGTGGCGACCAACGCATCGGTCCCCAAGTGGCTTCATCAAATATCTCTAACCAAGTCTTAATCGTAGTGGTTCTCAGTTCAGGATAAGAGTTACGCACAATTACAAAGCGACTGTGGCGAGTGTTGTCCAGTGGTGAAACTGGTTGTTGTAATGCACGCAACATTATCTCAGATGCACAAGCATAAGATTTACCAGAACCTACTGGACCCATTAAACCACGCACAAAAGACTGGTCATTTAGGAACTTCCACACAGTAGGACTTTTACTAAAATCCAGATTCAATGCGGTTACATCAGATTGCTTATGCT